ATCCTCTTCTATCGTTTCAACAACCCTTAAAGGTTCTTTTGGAGATGGAACCTTAAACCATGCCCCCTCACAATGGTTTATCGATAAACACTGATTTTTTTTATTGCCAAATTCATTTTTTGACATTGGGATTCTGCGCCAAGAATCCTTTGACGGTGTCTTTTCGTTCTCCTTCGCTTTCCCTAATGGGAAAAATGAAAACACGTTAATGATTCCACATTTTCCGCATTTAACCTCGATGGCTCCGGTGAAATTCTCCGCTTTCATCAACAACCGACTACATTTTTTACACCGAAGTTCATTTCGTGCCATATACTGTGGCATAGAATCAGCCATTTGTCAACCTATTTCTGCTGTTTTACCGGGAACCCACGTTCCAAGTATAACTTCAACCGTTGGTACGCACGTATTTCTCCCTGATTAAAATGGACTTCCACATCAACTGCGTGGTCGTTTCTCTCACGCAGCTCCTGGATGAGAATATCGAGCAGTTTACTGAGGGATTGGCCGATAATGGTTCCTCTGTTGTTGAACAGTTCCATGACAAGGGGTGCTTTTATCTCATTGTTAGGCATAACTTCTCCTATTTAACCTTTTTAGCCGGTTTCTTGATTATTTATAAGCATTTATCCCACTTATTTTACTTTCTTTACTGCTTCGTCAAATGATTCATCAAATCCTACTGGTTCACCTTTACAAGAACGGCAATGAGGGAGATAGCCGCCTTTATACCTCTTTCCAATAGGAAATTCGGTAATATTCTTGTGAATCCCACACGTTTTACAGATTCTTTGATCCATTATTTTGCCTTCTTAACTCCCCTTTTGGGTTTAGAAGCTGTTTTTGCCTGTCTTGCCTTCACTTTTACCATTTCTTCTTTCATTTTAATAGTGGCATCTGTCATCTTCCCTTTGGAGGCAATTTCATGTGCCGCACGAGTGGTATCAACTGCCACCTTGACATTATGAGATTCTCCTGCGTGTGCCATTTCCATCGAATGTCGTTCCTCGTCACGTCGTATCTCCGCTTCGGTGGCTATCCTATCTGTTTCTTTTTGCGCAAGATCGGCCTCGGTGAGTCGTGGATCATCGGTGGGGGTAGTTTCTGGAGGTTCTTGGGCACTTTTTGTCGCTTCCACATTATGCACCTTCGCCTTTGTCAACTGTCCGAGAGTCTGTGCTTTTTTATAAGCAATATCCGCTTCCGCTTGAGCAAACATAAGTTGTTGCGCCTTACTATTTTCCTGCGCCTGACGAATCTTGTCGGCTTCTTCCTCGGTGCGGAGGTCAAGTTTTATATCATGTCCCTTGAAATATTCAACCAGAAATTCTCGTTGCGGGACATAAATCCAGTCTTCCGGTGTAAGGGTAGATTTAAGCTGGGTGAGCGCCTGCATCCGGATCTCTTTCATGACGAGAGACGACACACCCCTGGCTTTACACTTGAAGTCGCCTTTTATGTCGGATCGGGGGTTGAATTCCATGTTCCAGGCGTAGATATCCCGGATAATTCGTTCAGTAAAAGTATCAAAATTCTTGACAACATCCTTAATTGAGATCGTGATGGTTGCCATCCGGCCCGAAGTGGCTTGGGCGGTTTCGTTGTTCACCATCTGGCCGATCATCCAGGTGGGCAATGTGGTTTCTTCATCGCCGAACTGCTTGAATGCGTCGATAATTGACAGGAGTTCTGGGATATGAGAGGCGAATTCCAGACCACGTATGGCCGGATACTGGGCTTCGACTCCCCGGCCTTCCCTGAACCAGATCTTCCGGGGGTAGAAGGAATCGATATCAGTTCCTGGAACCAACAGGTCAAGGTTGACTTCACAGTTCGGCCCCGAAACGCACGCTGCATTATCAAGAACCATGCGCGCGCCGGCGGCAATAGAAAGTTGAGAATGACGCATCACGCGAGCAAGTCCTTCACCCCACAGAGAGGTCTCGTCCTTCTCGTAGTAGAAAATCTTGTACTGGTTGAGCGCCTTCTCATAAAGGGCAATTTTAATAGGTGTGGTTCCAAGCAACCAGACATTGGCCGCATATTCAAGTTCAACGTCTTCGATATCCAGGCCACAGGCGGCGAGGTCCGACCCATCGATATACCCCCAGTATTCAAGCACTTCATATTTCTTCCCGGTTTGCCGGTTGGTTGAACGAGAGTTGTCATCTGAATCGCCGGTAACTGAAGACGACGAAAGCGCAGTCTGCGATCCACCCTTGCCCGTCCCGGCTTCGATCTCAATCACCTGAAGATCGACTTCCCAGTTCTTCGGCGTGTAGTTGCCGAATGGATGTTGTTCAAGGAACTCCCTGATCATATCGTCATAGAAATCTTCACGTTTCATAAGTTGGCGTAGATCGTGCTTAGTCATAATATGGCGTTCAAAACTACCCTCCATGTTCTCGATATCGGTGACGGAAGAATCCGGATACCAATCCCAGATACGAACGAACTTCAGCAGGGGTACGTCTTCATCGTTGGCATTTTCTTCATAATCCGAACCGTCGGCGGTAGGAGCCCATACCCGTTTGGTTCGCCGACCAATGAGTGGTCCCTTCATTACCCCGGTCCCGTACATCAGTCCGGAACGAAGCACTTTCTTGGTCTCTTCCGGGTAATCCATCTCGGTGAACTGGTCGTTGATGACGGTGGACATTTTTGCAGAAGAGTCCTTGACGAACTTCTTGATGGCCAGATTCAGGTCTTCGATTTTAGGGATAATCGGTTCCCCGGTCTGCGGGTCTTCCTGAACAAGTGAAAGGGCTATCTGTTTAACGGTTTCCTTGGCAATTTTCGGATCGGGAGTGGGTTCTATTTCCCAGTTCTTGTCGGTATCCGGGAACAGCATCTCGTGAAGCCGGGAAAGCACGATATTGATCTTAGACCGGGTGATTTTGGGATAGACCTTGGAATTGTTGGCCTCGATGTTCACGTCCGGGTCATAGAGTCCCTTGTACTGCCTGAGTGACCCCAGCCATTCAAGTTCCTTGGGGCGACGGTAGGCGGCATTGATGGTGAACTGGTTCCTGAGACGGTAGCCAAACGACCTCATCACTTCTGAATTACGTTTCTTCTCGTTGAGAGCACCCTTGATTTCGTCCATGTTATCCTCCTTGTTTTGGTCCCTCAACCAGTTTAGTATCCTACCTCACTCGACGCCGGCCTATACTCATGCCTCTTGATCTGTGACAAAAATGACTTATGCCGTTTGTCCCTCCCGGCCTTGTCCTCAAGGTAGAGGCAGAGCATTTCTAAGGAATCTGCGACGTGTGAGCTAAAGTTCTTCACCGGCATGGGTTTATACTCCTGCCCCAGTGCCTTCGGTTCCTTCTCGTAGTGGTATCCTCCGTTCATAGCCTTCCGCAAAAAGTGACAGTTCGGGGAAAGCATAAACCCAGGTTCACCTTTATACATTTTATTCAAGAAGGTTTCCACTGCTCCAACACGTGGCATGATGGCATTGGTCTCAGCGGGCAAGACATTTGTAAGGCCGATGTCTTTACTATGGAGAATATCAAAGCAGGTGGACTCATCCGTAGGGGCGCGGGACGTCCCTGACGGGTCTCCATAACCCATGACGTTCATCCCGAAGTATTTCTTGCGCAGGAGTGGGAGCAACTGATTCTCGCAAAACTGCCGGATCCCCATTCCGTCCGAGACGAGCTCATCCAAAATCCTGAGTTGGCCGAGCGGGGTGAGTTGGCCGATAGTACAGGCTGGCTGAAGTCCGAAGTCAAACCCCATAACCACATCGATCCCCTTCATGGGCTCCATGATGTTCGGCGCTACATGGACGTTATCGACAAAGGATGTGAAGACGGGTTTCCCGGTGATGATATACCCATACTGACCATGGATGTAAATTCTCTTATACATCTCGGACTTGCCCTGCGCGAGATTCTGATAATAGTTTTTCGGCAAGTGTTTGGTGTTCTCGGCATGAACACCGAGCCCTGATGGTTGTTTGAATATTTTCCAGTTGGCCGGTTTGACTTTTTCAAATTGGTTGTATAGCCACTCGTCTTCCGCCGGGGGGTTTGTGTCAAATATCATTCCGAGCCATGAGGCGCCGCCATCTCTTTTACTCGGGTAGCGACCAATCCGTGAATCCATAGCATCAATGATAGAAGAAGGGATGTCTCGTACCTCGTTAAACCATGCCCCTGTAACTTCAAGAGAAAGAAGATTTGAAACTTGGTCTGGTCGATCAAGAGCACGAAAGATAATCTCAAGGTGTACGTTAGGGAATTTTGTCATTATGTACACATGGTCAGTTACTCTATACTCCCCGAATATCTTTGGAGGAAACCAGTCCATAAAAGTCTTAATCGTCGTATCTTTTAATTGATTGTACGTTGATCTCACTACGACCCATCTACTTCTCCGAATACCATCTGGTCCAGGAATTTGCATATTGGCCCGTCGAACGATCTCCATCACGCAACCACTTGATTTTCCCGAGCCAAACGGTCCCATCAAGTTTCTTACACGGTCATCGCATAGTGCAAATTTACGGATCGTTGGTACATCTGTATAATCATATAAAACCTGGAATGCAGGTAATGGTTCAGCCATCCATTCTCCTTAATTCAGCCTCACATCTCTACCAGGCAAGTCGATAATATTACCTTCGGCTTGCTGTGGGGTTGTTACTTTGCGGTAGAGATTCAGCATGTTCACATCATGAACGGGGATAGGATATGAAAATGACATCCGGGCGATGTAGATAACTGTTGGCAGACATGGCAAGGGTGAGAGTTGCATCTTCTTCCCGTCTTCAATCAACGAAAATATCCTGGGATCGATGAGTTTATTCCCGCCCACAAGTTTTCCTACAATGAACAGGCCGTCCATGACGCACATGGTAACTTTGGGTTCCTCTGTTTTACTGTGATTTGTGTGCATTTTACTCCTCCCTCAAGGTTAAGTGGTTATGCTACGATGGTTCACTTGCTGTTTCTACCGGGACAACCGAACAGATCAGTTCCAATTCATGGGCCGATACCAGTCGATATGCCCGTTCAAATGTCTCCTTGGGCGACCATGAAAGATAGCCATCTTCATATCGAACCTTGTAGCCGGGACGGGATTTTCCTTTTTCGTCAATTACGACTGCCTCAAAAGACGCCCGGCAGGTCGTAGAGAAAGTAAATTCGTCCATTGGTTCCGCTGCAATAACCTTTGTTCCTATGTACGTCTTTTCCATGATCTCTCTCCTTTTATTCTGCCATATAGCATGGCCCGTAATATATCAGGTCTGTCTTGCTACCTATCCAGGTGGCAAGTTCCGTGATGTCCCTGCCCAAGACTTCTTTCAACCGTTTGTTAATGTGGAACTCCCCAACGAAGTGTTCGACGCGATTCAACAGTTTCGACGGATAGATGGCATCATACTCCATGCCTTCAATATCCATCTTCAGAAGTTTTACTTTGTTAAACCAACTCAACACCTGGTCGAGGTCAACGACATCCACTTCCATTTGGGTCTGCCAGGC